AATTTGATCAACCTCGGCAATAGACTCAGCTTTCATGATGTTACCTAGATCATAGATACTAGCACCTGAAGTATTGTTCTGGATAGCTAATTGTTTAAGTTGTTCTAGAACAGCTCTATGATTAGCCTTAGTAGTACAGAAGATATTAAGATCTCGCATAAGAAGATCTGTACCATTCATCTCAAAGTTCTTTGTTTCTTCTGTATTAGTGATATATCTAAGACGCAGTGACGGCTTAGTTGAATGGTAATACTGTGCCAGGTCCGTGCGCATCTGTTGCACGCGAGGCATTAAGTAATCACTGTGTTGTACAAATAGCATTTCAGTTTGTGCATAAGATCCTGATACAGCTTGCTCAACGCCAGTTGCTGTATTAGTTTGCCCAATCTGCTGACCCATACGCTGTGGTGTAATACCAATTACTTCAAATGCTTGTTGCTTAAAGTAATTAGCCAACTGAATACGAGTCATTAAACGGTTACTCTGCTCAAGATCAAGCTTTTGATAATGCTGGAAAGCTAACGGGTTTTCCGTATTAGTAATAGAAGTATCCAATGGTAACATCTGGAAATTCTTCATAGCTACATAAGCCTTGGCCAAGTTGTTCTTTCCCCAATCTTCTCCTAGTGAGTGGCGAGGTAAAGCATTCTGATCCAGTAAGATAACCGTCCCCAGTTCATCTATAAGTATATCTGCAATTTGGTTATTAACAATGTTATAACCAATCTGGTAAGGCTTCATTAAATCCACAAGAGCTACAGATCTTGTATTACGGTCTGAGAATACAGAGCCCTCTACAGGTAGCTTACAACCATACATTGAATTATCACCTTTAAATTGGAACTTCATAGGTGAAATAGCATTCTGGTTTATTCCTAAATATATAGGATTAATACCTCCAGGAGATTTAGTTCCCCAGAATGATGGGTGATGTGGACCAATCTTAACTCCACCCCATACTTCATTAATCCAAATCCAATCTACGTGTTCACCAAATACCAAGTTATCCTTAGTCTTATTCTTTACAAGACGTGTATTATAAATAGGTTTATCTACAATCTTATAGTCTTCTGTAATAATATCTTGAAATACTGTACCATCATCATAGATCTTAGTCAAGTGACCTACTTTACGTTGTGACTTCCAGTAAGCTGTAGTAACACGTAGTAAGTTAACTTGCCCAAAATCATAAAAGTCTTCTGTATCACTCATGATCCAGTTTACAATATCACCTCCTACTAGAGTGTTATCCCACATAGAAGTATACTGGCGATATCCTAATGATGGTGTTTGTGTATTCCAATCATGTGATTTAGTACCATCATAGTAAGCTCCATCATTTTGATAACCTTGAATTGGGTAACCAGCTGAACGCACTGGGTAAATAGCCTCAAGACTTTCTACTTGATCTTGTGTCATTAACCAGCCAAATGCATCAATTGCATCTGCTACGGTCATCATATCAAATTTACCCACCCAGCTAGCATCTGACATGTAGCGTACTTCAGGTGATTTATGGTAGAATGTTAATACCGGATTCCACAACTCAATGTTGTAGTCATCTTCCATCATCTTAAAGTGCCAGAATTCGCGGTCTGTAATTAACATATCGCGGAAGCCACGCTCTTCTAACTCATCCATTTTAAAGCGCTCTGTATCAACTTGCAATTGGTGTTCAGCCCATTGCTCAACCATTGACTTGTAAGTCTTACTAAAATAACTTTGAATTTCAGGAAGAGACTTAATACTCTCAGGAGACATAGCTTGTTGATATTCTTCACTATCTGGAGCTTTTCCCATCTCAGATAATGTCATCATCATTTGCTGTTCTGCGTCGGCAATAATTGCTTTTTCTAATTCACCACGCTTGAGCTCTAACATCTCGTTGTAAGATCCATCATCTACACCTCTAAATGTAACACGTGTATTACGTTTTGCAAACTCTGCTACAAGTGTATTAATTACATTAGGAATAATGGGATAAAACTTAAGCTCTAATGCTGATACATCTTCTTTTGTAAGGGTATCTATAAGGTCAGCGTATTCATTATCCTCTTCTACAATGTAGTCCGTCTTATCTATAATACCTTTTGCAAGCTTATAGTTCTTCATAAAACGGCGAGCATTTCTACGCACTACGCGTAAGCCTTGCCATTCTAGCCAGTCAAGATTCCAGTTTGACCAATCTTTATCTTTTTTCTCTTTAGATAAAAATTGCAATGGCTGGTTAAGAGTACCCATTTTGTTGTACTCAACCTTAGCCCCAGACTTAATCTGCATTGCATTGTATATTTCCATAGCTTATCTTATGTTTTTAAAAGCACTTCTTGGCATTTTCATGCCCTCAAATGTATGACCCCCATTTCCAATATGACGAAAAGGGCTCTTATTTAATTTACTGAATTTATCGCGGTTATCCAAGTTTTTTGCTAGTCCAGTCTCCTCATAACGTTTTTTATAACCTCTATTTGCTTGCTGCACTTTAGCAAAAGCAATCAATGCTGCAAATGATACAAGTCTATCCACGTTAACACCATCCCTATATGCCATCATTTCTTTAAGCAACATGATGTCTGGAATACGCTCTATACCATAGGTTGTCTTAACTATCTTACCATCATCTGTAGTTTCTTGGTGCAATTCTTCTCGTATGAATTCAATTGCATAACTAATCATATGACTCTTAAATAATGTCCCTGTATTTCTCCAACCATATTCTTGAAACACATTAGCATTAGCACCAATATCTTTTAAAAATAAAATTTGAGATCTGGGTACAAGATACTTCTGTTTTTTCCTATGAATCATATGTTGAATAAATAAACTAATATTATTTTCAACAATTGTCCATGCGTTATACCACTCAACAATCATCTCAAGACGCTCATGAGTTTTAACTATATCATCAAAGCGGCCACACCAGGCAGCTACTATTTTATCATGTTCAATAAAGGTCTCAACCTTTTCACCATCATTACGTGTTACTTCAACTGGAGATTTATATACATAGATGGAACACAGTGATTCTGAGGTAGTTGTCTTACCTTCACCCACGGGGTCAATGCTTGCATAGTACATTCCAAACTCAGGATCTTTAACTGGACGCTCATATACTACAAGTACTCCGGTCTTGTCATCTGTATTCTTAGTAATAGGGAATTCTATGATAGGTAACTTGTTTGTATCCTTAACAGATACTTGGCCTCTCTCATCCCTAAATATATCTAGAAACTCATATGGGTATTGTTTATCTTCTATTCTACGTATTTGTGATGTTACTAAGTGAGATGGGAATACAGATACAGTTCTAAAGTCAAATGCTTCTTTGATATTTCTAGGGTGCTGGGATATACGGAGTTGGTATTCCTGCGGATCTAATTCTCTTTTCCATGTAGCAAATTGCTCATCTAATGCAGCTAATGCTTCTTCCACTTTAGAGTTACCGTACTCATCAATAAACGGTGGCATTGACCACTGTTCAGGAATAAACAAGCCTGTCCTACTTATAACACCTGTTTCATCTATTAAATTAGATTCTACTGAGTATATATCATTCGCGTCCGGGCGCGTAATCATCTTCTTTAAAGGTTCACATTGTGACAAGTCACCCACAGATCCTGCGGCAATAAACATTCCGGTAGTCATAAATCCTGATTTCATAGCAGGGCGTATGTACTCAAATGTTGTATCCATCTTAGGAGCAATACCAGCCTCCTCGTGGAAGAAGTATTTGCATGGTCCACCTACACCATTGGTAGGATCTTTCTCAAAAGACATACCTTGTAGTACACCCTTAAGACCTACTTCTGATTTACGTTTATTAACTGGGTCAACCATCTCAATTTTCTGCTGCCACATCATAACCTTATTAGGGTTCATGGGACGGTACCATGCAGTGTGTTTATTTAAGAAAGCCTCGTATTCATTTAAGAATTTCCAAGTACCTTTCTCGTTAATATAGTCTTTAAGACTAGCTCCCATTTTAAGGGTAATACCTTCCTCAAACCATATCTGGTTAATCATCTTACCAGCATGAAAGTAAGATGATGCAATTTGACGTTTCTTTAATATAGCAGAATGCCTATAGTTTAGTTCTGCTAAACATTCATACAATGCCATATGATATTGTGCATCACGAATATCTGCAAAGCCAAACTTTTGAATCTCTTTATTGAATATAGGTAGGAAGTTTAGCCACATATAATAGTCACGGGGTATGTACCACGTGTTCCCATTACTTTTATAAAGAGCACCCGTTTTACATTTACTCTTCTGGTCATTCCAGTATACAATAAAATCTTTAGTTCCTTGAGGTGCTTTACAATAAAAGTTAAACTCATTAAACTGTCTAGCTTGCTCATTAAACATTTTACTAACCTCATCAAATTGATATTGACCAGGTTCTTTAAATATGCTAAGTAAAAAGTCTTTGAAATCATCACGGGTAGCAAAGGTGGTAATTGACCACTCATTGTTTTCCCATGTAGGAATTTCTATATCAGTTTGTTGTAGCATGCTTCTTTTTTAGAGTATGTAAAAGATCTTTAAGACTATCAAAACCTTTAAGCTTAAGTTCTCCATTAAGATATTCAACAATGCGCCCTTTAGGAACAGCATGCCATTTCTTTTGGTAGATATTAAACTGTAGGGAATAGTCATATAGATAATCACATTTGGTCATAAGCAAGTCCTGCTCCCCCGCGTGCGCGACCCCCTTGTTCTTCCTGGAGATCTTTGTACGCACCTTTGTAGGCTTCTCTAATTTGTTGATACTTTGCCGCTGCGTTAACAAGCGCTGTGAGGTTACCATCTCTTCCATCTGTTATGTTTGTTGTTTCCATATACCTACCAAGTCTATCAAGCATTTGCTTAATACCATTGTAAGCTCTGGATGTTGGTGTTTCATATAACGTTTTGCAAAATTCTAAAGCTCCTGGGATAAAGTCATCTTCAGAAGTAAAGTCTGCATCTATTTCAGCTAATATAAGCTCTTCCTTATCATCATCTGCAATATGGAAAAATGGATTAATGTCTGGGTTCGGACAACTCATATAGAATAAGTACTGATATACTTTTATGTAATTCTCAGGATACTCATCCATAATTCTTCTAAGTGTAGGTAATGTATAACAGCTTTCGCTGGGTATCATTACTCCATTTTGTATATCAAATAATTTAACAATCATAACTTTTAAATTTAGTCATTAGTATAAAAATAGTATGGGCTATTACCATATGTCCTATCTATTTTTTCTGATGACATTTGTTCTTTAAATATCTTTAGCTTAGGGGGGTTTTCTTTATCATAAGGTATTATAAAATCTGGATTATGCCATCTTAACAAGTTGTTAGGCTGAACACAAAAATTACCATCATCTAACTTTATTAGATGAAAACATTTGCTGTCTTGATGATTAGCATATCCAAGATTTAACTCATTTAAATCACCATCATAATCATCTATAGTAGTAATGTAAGTTCCAGATCTCCATTTTTTATCTCTGCAAAAAACATCTACAGTTTTGTTTTGTAAAAAAGCAAATGTAGTTACTGATATATTGTTACTTTGAGAATCCCAAGATTGCAGCAAAGAAAGTCTAATCTGCTCATCTTTATTTAAAATATCATAGTCATCTTTAGTAACAAATGCTGATATTGGCATATTCCAAAATACAGCTCCAAAGTCTGCTTGAAAATGAAAATGTAACGGTCTATTAAGCATTGACTTAGCACCAAATAAATATCCTGATGTAACACCTTCTGAGCCTAAAATAAACTCATTTCTGATATAACACTCAATATAAGGTATGTTAGCATTAAGCTGTGCCATTCTCTTTTAACTTGTTTATTATACCTATAACTTCATTCTTGAGATAAGGCACATCATAATTTACAACTTTATCTACAACAGGTTCACCAAATGGATCATACTTTACAACACGATTATCATAAGCATCTTTACCAGCTTCTTCAAATTTTATATGTTCAATAACCATCTTTCCAGGCTTAAGT